GGTAGGCTATAAACATATTACTTGGCATGAACTTAATAGATCTTCCGTATTGCCACAAAATAACGTTTTGCTGCCATTATTTATCTTTACCTATAATCATTGTACACTTGTCTATTATAATCCTTATGAAGCGATAATTTACGATACTGAAAAGAATAATCAGCTTTATGCTAAAACGTATTTTGAAACTGTTCTATGTTATGAAATAGCCACAATAATTAGATTTAGTGATAAGTCACAACTGTTAATAAAAAAACAGGACTGATTGTTACACCAGCCCTGTCGCAGACAAAGGAACGCAAGAAACAGAGATTATTTTATATTTAATTTTAAATATCGTTCAATAGTAGTAGTAGGTATATTATATTTTTTTGATAATTTAATAGAACCAAAAACATAAGGGATGTAATCTGCTTTAATTTGTTTAATAAGTTCAATATCATACTTTAATATATTTTTATTGTAACTTATTCTACCTTTAGCTTTATCAGATAATTTTTTTTTATGTTCCTCACTTAAATTTTTACCTAACCAATATTTACAATTTTTATTTTTAAAATTTAATTTTTGTTTTTCAGTTAATTTAATTCCTAATTTTTTTTGTCTTATTTTTTCTTTAGTTTCATCTGTATGCTTATTCAATAAACCATTTTTACATTTATTTTTTAAAATAGCACCACAAGCTGTATATAATTTTATATAATTTGTTTCAGCATTCATGCAATATTGTATAGAACCTTTGTCTATTATTTCAAATACAGGTTCTAACCCTAATTTTTTTAATTTTAATATCCAATTTTTTTTTAAAATACCTTCTCCATTTTGTTTATCGCTTATATGCTTACAAAATCTATTTTTAGGATTAGTTGTAATCCCTACATATTTAACCAAATTATCTCTTGGGTCTGTTATTGTATATACATAACATAAATTTTCACTATCAGCCATTGTTTTCTGGTTTATCCTCTTTCTTCTTTTTCTTCTCCTCTTCTAATTGTGATATACTTGGAATCAGTTTTCTAACTACTTTCCATAGATTTATTCCAGTCGTTTCAGATATATTTTCAAATATAGACTTCAATTCAATTGTAGCAATAAACAAAGCTACATAATAGGACAATGTAATATCAAGTTTAAATATGAATGTAAATACTTGAGATGCTAAGATTGCAATAGAATATTCTAAAAACTTGCTTAGTGATTTTCTTAAACCTAAAGATGTAATAGCCTGTTTATTTATTGTTGCTTTTCTGATTCCTGTAATCAGATCTAACAATAAGAAAATAAACAAACCAACTATAAGTGGTTTCATTACATTTATTTCTTTGCATAACTCTGTAGTAAGTCCAATTCCTGTGAAGAGTAAAATGTGTTTCATTGGATTTTAATATAACGTGATAAAACAACTGATGTAGGGGAACCTATTAAAATCCACCATAATTGAAATGGATTTAATAAACATATTGCTGTCCATAAAATCAAACCTACCCATGTTCCAAAGCATATTGGACAAGCACCTAACATGCTGTATGGATTAGCTTTCATTTTATGTTCTATTCTTTTATATTCCTTGTCAACTGTTTCTACAAAATGCTTATAAATAGCTTCTGTTTCGGTCTGTGCTGCAGCTTTTAAATCATTCTGTAACTTTATATCCATTGCATGTTTCCATGTCTCAAAAACCGAATAAACACGTTTCTTTTCTCTTTCTTCAAAATCGTTATATTTATATGAAATCCATCTACCATAGCTTGAAAATATTCTACCAGAATAAAATTCACCCTGGATAGGAGATCCAATGCAATAATGCAAAAATTTAATACAGCAAGCTACAATCAAAATGTAAATCAATATCATCATAATTCAATCAATGTAAAGTTTATAACCTGTTCTGCTTTAAATATTTTTATAGCTTCAAACCATCTGTTATCTGGAACAACCATACAACCTGCAGACCAATTGTCCACAAATGAACCTAATCCTGCTCTGTGAAAGTTTATTCCATACCAACCTTTTGTCTTAATGTTTTTGTCTATGTTAGTATCTTTGTTTCCATCTCTCCAAATTTCAACTGCTCCAGTCTGCATGAAATATGGCGCACCTAACCATAGACTTTTCCAATTTGCTGATGTTTTGAACGTATGTGAACCAATTGTTTGCTGCTCACATGCAATTGCTGTTCCGGTAATTCCTCCAACTGTTACCGGGTTAAAAATCCAAAAATTACCCGGTCTGGTAGAACATGGTAAAATCATATCTAATTGATTGTTAGAAAATCGAACAACAACATCAGTAAATTTATTATCAAATGTTTTATTTAAGCGCAACCACACTAAGTCGGTTACAGGTTGTAACCATCCACGTTTTGATATTTCATCAAATACTAACTGTTTGGTAGCAGCTAAACTTATAGGACCAATGATTCCATCTACATTACCAGAATAGAATCCTTTATCCTTTAATATCTGCTGAAAGTGTTTCATATTTCAGTTACTTTCGGTTTATATTCTATCAATGGTAATTGCTTAACCCATTGAAACTGTTCAACTGTACAAAATTCTATTTCTTCAATACTAATAATCCAGTTATCATTTGCATCCTGTATTGGATTAAAGTAGCTATCTAAGTCAAACATTTGTCCGACAATCTGATTATATTGGTCTATTGTTAAAAGTCCTACCTGTATCATACTTGTCTACCTAAAAGTGTTTGAAAATCTTGTATTATTGTATAAAATATTGTAGTTTCAGAGCCTGATAATGCAGAACCTAATGTTGCAAAAGCATATTCTCTATTAGTATAATAACCACCTAAAGCAGTTCCATTAAAATTAATGTTACCTATAAAATAAGGCAAAACATTTGCTCCTGCACTTGTTGAAGTGTTATTAAATGTAAAACCACTATTAGTATTTTTTCTTGTATTTATTTTAAGATTATCACTTCTATATGAAAGAAAATTTCCTCTTGAATCTGCATTTGCTGTTAACGCATCTGTAAAACCTGATGTGTTTAGTCTACTGTTAAAATTTCCAGATGTTCTTGCAGCAATAAAAGAACTAAAAGATATTGTAGTAAATTGAACACCTAAATCTATTCCAATAATATTGCTATTTGTTCTGCTATAAATAGATATATGTGCATCATCTTGAATTAATGCATTCATTGGAACATTAGTATTTGCAAAAGTATTCATACCATTAGCAAGGATACCTGTACTTGAATGTGTCCATCCACCTGAAAATAAAATTCTATGTGCAGCATCCGTATCTAAAGGATTCTTTAAATTCCACTTATGTGTAGTTGCAGTACCACCTACAAATGGATATATAGCTTGCATCTTAGTCCACAAGTTATTACTTTTTAAAGCACCAACTAATTTACAAATAGCAGTTTTTTGAGTAACATCAGTTATACCTGCTGCTGTTATAAAAATTTCAGCATCAGGGTCACAACTTGCAAATACATAAGGATTTATTATCATGAGCGTACACCAATTAAAACGATTTTTAAACCTTTTGCCGTTCCATCTCCTATCTGGTCAATGTCAATTGTTATTTCTGAATCATCAGCTAATGCTGTGTCAGATATTACAGCAGGAGTAGCAGCAGTTTTAGATGTTTTTTCTGTATTGTCAATAGTTAGTTTAGTGCTAAGAATTGATGATCCAGATTCATTTATATCTACAGTAAAAATAGAACCAGATGCTTGAGCAGTAGTTAAACTCGCTCTTACTTCATAAACAGTCATTGCATAAGGCATTCTAAATGTAAGTTTAGCAGTACCAGTTGTTAGTGCTGTAGTTTCATCACTACATGCAGCTTGAATATCAACAGCAGCAGTTTCTTGTCTATTAATATTTGCATAAATTTTACCGTTAACTGCATGAGCATATTCTACATATCCAACAATAATAATTTTATTAGGATATTGTGGTTTTACTTTTGTAATATTACCAGCTGTAGTTGCACTTAAATAAAGCACATCGCCATCATTCCACGTTTCGCCCTGTAAACTACCAGTTGTGTTAATCTTTCTAACTTGCCCTAAAACCGTAACAAAACCCTCTTGATTTTTATTTATTGTTTCTGTTACTATTCCAAGTGTGCTTTGGCAATTTGCCTCTGTATCAGCTTGTGCTAATCTAACTGCTAATCTTTGTCCTGATGCTCCTGTAACTCTTACAACCTGATAGTTAGCTTCCAACAAATCTATCAAAGGAACAGTTTTATTAACTGACCTTGCTACAATCTCCTGTCCTATTTGTAAAGTAACTGCCCCACCTTTTAAACCTAAATCCAAAGTTCCATCCTGATTATTCCAAACAACTTCACCAACCCCAGCAACATCAGAACTACCTAAATTAAATGTAGCTTTATCTACATTCAACAAATCATTGTTATTTAGGTCAATATCATTTGCACCTGCACTATTACCAACTGTTAGTGTAGCATCCAAATCACAACAACCACCACCAGAACCTGCTAATTCAAAAAAAAAATCAGTAGCTAATAGTTGACTTAAATCTAAACAATTACCAGTAAATGGAACAGCAGCAGCAGGTAAAACTTGAGTGTTAACAACTAATGCAGGATCAAAATATTCAGCACCTGCTTCTTGAACTAACTTAACAATTCCATTGTCATTGCAGATTAATTCAACATATTCAGAAGTCAATGATTTTACATAATCACCTGTTGCATTATTATAAATAAATACGTTGCCATTTGTTTGTTTAACAATGTCAATAGGGAATTTAAAAGAAGCGTACATAATTTATTATTTTAAGATATAACAATTCCATTTATAGCACCAATTGTGGTTTTAAACTCAAAACAATCATATTCTTCACCATTCACTTCAACTAATACTATATCTCCGTTTGGATCAAGCAAAGTTAATGAATAAGTGTAATATTCATTCAAATTTGATAGGTTAAATTTTATATCATCACCAACTGCCAAACTGACAACAAATTTTTGTATCTGTCTCCCAAAAGTTAATTGCAATGTCCAGTCACCTGCCATACCCATTGTAACAATCATATCAAAATCTATGACCATCCCACATGGATTATAACAGCCTAAATACAAAGTCTTTTCACAACAAGGACAACAATTCATATTAGCAGATTTTAAATTTTTTACATTTATCAGAATAAGTCAAATCAAATCTAAGTTCAAAGTCATGGCTGACAATCTGCATAAGACTATTCATTGTCTTAGCATCTTTACCTGTTTCTAAAGCATATATATCCCATGATACCACAGAACTAATCAAAGGAAAGATTCTAATATTTACTATATCATATCCCCAGATAACACCTTTGAAATTGGTATTAAACAGACCGTATTTGAATGCATCAAGTAACATCAAAGGATCAGCGCAAGGATGCTGCATAACTGCCTTAAGTGGCACTCTTACCTCTGATTCTAATCCACAACTGCCACGTTTTACATTTGCTGCCTTTCTGGTTTCTGTATAGTTACCATTTAATCTAATGTAGAAATATGTTCTTAGTGTATCATTTAAACCAAGATATTCTCTTTCACCTGATCCGTTTGTCTGTAAACTTACAACCTGTCCTAAAACATCCTTAATAGCAATACCTTTACCTGTGACATTCGCACCTGTAACAGCATTCATTTCAGTTTCAATGCTTTTAATAAGATAGTCTATTATTGTTTGTGCTATTATCATTGTAAGTCAAATTCTTCTAAAATTGCTAAAAATTCCAATTGTGCTGCTTCTGTTCCTGCTTGCTGTTCTGGTTCTGAAACTGTAGAAATATCTTTACCGAATCTGGTTTCATTCCATACCATCTTATCAGCTTCTGATGCAATTGTATATGCTACTTTTGTTACGTTACCCTCTTCAACTACTTTTATAGATTGTAACAAACTACCAGAAAAATTTAAGTCTACATATTGATTTTGTCTACCAGTTAAGTTTCTTAATTCAGAATATCCATCCGCTAAATATTTTGTTTTGTGCGGATTCCCATTCTTAAATGTTGTCTGACCTGTTTTGCCTGCAGGTTTAATAGCAGAACTCGATACACCAAACAATTGTGGCGAATTAGGATTGATATAAAAACTTGTAAAACTATATTGTCCAATAGGCTGTAAATCCGTTGCTAATCCATCCACAAATATTCTGATTTTATATTCAGCAATAACACGAAATGCAGCAGCCTGACTAACACGTTTTTGTGTGTTAGGATCCTGTGCTATAGCTTTTAAAGCTAATAATCTTTCTGCTATGCTTTCTAATGCCATTTATCCAGGTAACATTGTGTACATTCTTAATCTGGTTTCACATCTGTAACAGAACTTATCCGTTTCAAGTATCTGAATAATATTGTCAATCTCATTGTTTAAATACTCATTACTTAAAGTTTCCCACATTGTAGCCATTTGTGATGCCCATTCAAGACCATGTGTTTTGATTATGTTAAGCCTATTATTAGGTGCTAACCATTCCTTAGCAATTTGAGCACCTGTCTGATATAATATTGTCAATCCCAATCTATCCAGAAACTGACAAATAATATCCTTATCAGTACAATCAAGTCTAACACAAACAGAAACATATCCATTAGGACCAATACCAGTACCATTCCATCCATCAATAGCTAAGTTTATATTTGCATCACATGGAGTGCAGTTAGTTGTTTTATCACATGTATAAATGTATGGCTGTATAGATGTAGTATCAATTGTGACCAGGATAATA